CACCTCAATGACTGGGGTGCGACTACGCAGGGCGTGATCTTCGTGGGGTCCGGCTGGCCTCCGGGGCTGTACTTTAGCGGAACCTACAACTCTATCACCGTGGAAGTGGTAGACATCGTAGGCAAATCCAGCCCCGTCTACTCGGCGCGTCCGTTTGTGCTCCTGGGCGGAAGCAGCGTGACCTTCAGGGCCGTTAGGTCAATTTGCTACGGGTCAATTTCGTCGAGCAACAACTCTCCGATCTTTGTTACTGGAGCAACCACCAACTCGCGCATCGAGTTGTGGAACTCGGTTGCAACAGTCGCTGATGGGGCGACCGGGATCTACGGGGTCCATATGCCATGGGCCTCCAACATGGACTGCGAGCTATTTGTTCGCGGCTCGACCCTGCACAGCATCTGGATTGGATGGGCAACTGGGCAGGTTACCGACGTAGAACTGCACTCGTCCATCATCACTAACGGCATTACTACAAGCGGTGGGACACGAGTTGCCACCGACTGCTTGTTAGGGTCCGGCACATGGACTGGGTGGACGACAACCAACTGCTCGACCACAACGTGCGTCACGGGCACCCCGTCAAGCGGACAAGTCGGGTTTACCAACCTGACTGACCGCGACTACTCGCTTGTTGACGACGCGAACAACCTCGCCATCGACTACGCCTCAAACGAGGCGACGCTGACTGAAGACGTACTAGGGGTATCTCGCCCACAAGGTGCTGACTACGACGCGGGCGCGTTCGAGCTTGAGGTAGCCGCAGGAGTGGAGGTTACGCCAGGAGTAGCCTCGCTGACGAGCACGGCGTTCACCCCGACCGTGGTCGCGACCGACGACAAGTCGGTGACTCCCGGCGTAGTAGCCACCACGACTCAGCGGTACACGCCCACGGTAACGGCCACCGACAACAAGTCGGCGGCACCGGGGCTGGCCACACTGACCAGCACCTCGTACCCGCCGACCGTTGCCGCGACGGCGGACCTGACGGTGACTCCGGGGTTGGTCACGCTGACCAGCACGCCTCGTCTGCCGACCGTCACCGCGACGGCGGACGTGACGGTCGCGCCGCCCACGACGACCACGACGGTAACTCGCTACGTCCCTACGGTCACGGCGACCGCCGACGTAGAGTTGACTCCTGGGTTCGCGTCCGTCACTTCGACCCGGTACACGCCGACCGTGTCGATCACGGCGGGGGCGGAGGTGTTCCCGGCCCCTGCCACCGTCACCACCAGTGTCTTTGCCCCTGGGGTCACCGTTGGGTTCGTCGTCGAACCGGGCACAGCTACGCTCTACTTCCTAGGGGAATCCGCCTCTCCAGGAATGCTAGCTCCCACGACCGTTGCGTCGAGTGCGCCGACTACGGTAGTCACCGTTGGGGAATGGTCAGATCGCGTCCGGCTTGGCCCAGGGGACGAATGGTATGTTACGCTGACCGGACCATCCCTTCCTGCTGATGCCCCGCAAGCCCGCGTACAACTCCGCTTTCGAGAATACCCCTCGTAGTCTCATGCCTACTCGACTAGACAGCAACACGAATGTGCAACTGGGAATCCTGATCACCCTGATCTCTGCGGCGGGTGGAGGCGCATGGTGGGCCTCAGGGATAACCCGCGATGTGGCAGCGGTGAGGGAGAACAGCGACACGATGACGGCGGCTACGCTGCGGCTGGAAGCCCTTGGGCGAGAGCACGCCGCCACGCTGGCGGGGTTGGTAAAGGACGTGGAGCTATTAGACAAGCGGTTGGGAGTGGTTGAGAGTAAGGTGCAGCGATGAAGTACCTACTTCTTGGAGCCGTCGTGCTCCTTTGTGCGGGCTGCGGCCTGCTTTCCCCGGAGCAGCAGGCGAATGCCCTAGAGGTAATCGACCAGATGCTGCGCAACGGGCAGGTTACGGAGGCCCAGTACGCCGCGCTGCGCGAGGCGATCCTGTCCAAGGGCAGCGGCGCGTGGTGGGAGGAGCTTGGCCTCGCCCTCGGCTCGGCGGCGTTGGCCTACGCAGGCGTGCAGATCCGGCGCGGGCCGCCGACCCAGCGGGTGGGCCTCCCGGCGGACAAAGTCCACCCGGTGTCTACCAGCCCTTGACGTACGGCTAGGGGTAAGGCACCATTCCTGGCATGGTTCACGACCCTTTCGAGCCGGAGGTTGACGCGACGACCGCTCAAAGCGAGCGTGCGCGGCAACTCACCGCCCTCGAAGTGTCGGACCTTCTTTGGTTGATGGGCAGCAAGCGGGGCCGCCGCATTGTGTGGCGGCTTCTGGAGGAGGCGGGTGTCTTCCGCACGTCGTTCAACACGAACTCTCTGCTGATGGCTTTCGCAGAGGGTACTCGGAACTACGGGCTGCGGGTACTCGGGCTGATCCACACGCACTGCCCCGAACTCTACGCCCCGATGCTCAAGGAGCAGCGGGACCAGGAACCGCAAAATGACTGAGACTGCGCCTACCACGGAAACCCCTAAGGAAGTGGTCAACGCTACGGGGGGCACGCTGCTCTCCACCCCCGCACCCACCCAGCCCCCTACGGACACCCCGCCTGCGTCCCCGGAGAAATCCGAAACCAAGCAGACCGAGGAGTCCTACGAGATCCAGGCACCGGAAGGCCACGCCTACGATGCCGAGACTCTCAAGGTGTACACAGACACCGCCAAGGAACTGGGCATCCAAAAGGATGCGGCGCAGAAGATGTACGAGAAGCTCGGCGAGACGGTAGCCGCCCGGCAACAAGCCATGGTTCAAGAGGTCCACACGAAGTGGGTCGAAGAAACCAAGGCCGACCCGGAGATTGGCGGTGTCAAGCTGGAGGAGTCGGTCCGCTACGCGAACAAGGCGATTGCGGCGTTCGGCACTGATGGGCTTCGTACGCTTCTGGAAAACTCTGGCCTCGGCAACAACCGCGATGTGATCGCCTTCCTGGCGAAAGCGGGCCGAGCCATTAGCGAAGACAAGCTGCTGACGAAGGGAACCAGCGTAGTTACGGATTCGCGAGGTGCGGCTCCGGCGCAGGACTTCCACTCGATGGCGGCTCGGATGTACCCAAAGCACGCGAAAGAAGCGTGACGAGGTAACAAATGGCTGTTCTCTCCACGACCAATCTGACGCTTGCTGACTGGGCCAAGCGTCTCGACCCGGACGGCACCGTGCCGACCGTTGCCGAACTCCTGTCTCAGACCAACGAAATCCTCATGGATGGCGTGTGGAAGCCGGGCAACCTCCCCACGGGCGAGCGCGTCACGATCCGCACGGGCCTGCCGACCGTCTACTGGCGTTCGTTGAACCAGGGTATCCCGTCGAGTTCCTCGAAGACCGCTCAGGTCGATGAGGCGTGCGCGATGCTCGAAGCCCGTAGCGAGGTGGACAAGGATCTCGCGATGCTGAACGGCAACACCGCTGCCTTCCGTCTGTCGGAAGACTCGGCGTTCCTGGAGGCGATGAACCAGACCCAAGCCACCACCATGTTCTATGGTGACCCGGCGACCGACCCGAAGACGTACCTTGGCTTGGCCAAGCGGTACTCGTCGCTGTCGGCGGGCAACGCCCAAAACATCCTGTCGGCGGGCGGTTCGGGCGCAGACCTGACCTCGATCTACCTCGTCGTCTGGGGTGATCAGACCGTCTACAACATCTTCCCGAAGGGTTCGCAAGCGGGCCTGCTCGCGGAAGACCTCGGCGAGCAGACCGTCTACACCGAGTCGAGCACGTCGGGCGCGGCTTCGAGCACGAACCGTATGCAAGCCCTGGTCACTCGCTACCAGTGGAAGTGCGGTCTCGTCGTCAAGGACTGGCGGTACGTTGTCCGCATCGCGAACGTCGATGTCAGCGACCTTCTGGGGCTGACGGGCACGCAGGAACTGACGGACACGACGGCGGTGATCAAGCTGATGACCCGTGCGCTCTACCGCATCCCGAACATGGCGATGGGTCGTGCGGCGTTCTACTGCAACCGCACCGTCCACAGCGGCTTGTCCATCATGGCGATGGAGAAGAGCCAGAACGTCCTTGCCGTCCAGCAAGGTCTTACCCAGTTCGGCACTCCCACGGCGTACACGACCTTCCTGGGCGTGCCGATCCGCCGTTGCGATGCCATCACCAACACCGAGACTGTGGTCTCCTGAGGAGGTGAAGCATGATCACCGATGACAAACTGATCCTGGACACGGGCGGCACGGCGGTCGGCACCAGCCGTGCGTCCACCGCGTACTTGGCGGTCGCGAATCAGGCCCCCGACTTCGGTATCGGGGAGCCGTTGCGCGTAGTGACGACCGTGACCACGGCGATGGCGACTGCTGGATCGTCGGTGGAGATGCGGCTGGTCGCATCCGCCGACCCCACCGTCGTCACTCCGACGTGGACGAACCATGCCAGCACTACGACGGGCCTGAACTTCACTTCGGCGTACGCCGCAGGTGTGACGACGTTCACCAAGACCGCGCACGGGCTGCATACCGGGCACTTGGTTACCGCTTTCGCAAACTCGGCCACGCTGCCGGGGAACCTCACTGCGATCACTTACGTCGTGATCCGGGTAGACGAAAACACCTTCCGCGTGGCTTCGTCGCTGGCTCTGGCTCTCGCAGGCACGTCGGTCACGACCACGTCGGCGGGTTCGGGGTCGTTCCAGTTGCTGCCTGTGCCGCAGGTGTTGGCCTCGACGGGGGCAATCAGTCAACTGCATATGCAAGTCGGGGCGCAAATCCAGTTGATCGCGCAGCCCACGCCCGTGCTGCCTGGGTTGTCGAACACCCATTTGCCGCTGCAGCCGAACTTGCACATGGTGTTCATCGCATCGGGTAGCCCGACCAATGCGGAGTGGACTTCGCGTGTCGTCAAGGACGCGCACGGGTTGAAGTACCACGCCACGGGCATCACCGTCACCTGAGGACAGCCATGATCTACGACAACGCACTGAAGCTCTGCGAAGCAATGCCGATGACGGCTCTTGCGACGACCCCTGGGGTGTCACAGTCCATCGGCCCCGCTCTCGGCACGGCCAACACGATCCAACTGTCCACCTTGCAAGGGGCATCGGTGTCGAACGGCGAGCCGATGTGCCTTGTCGTAGACTGGACCGCCACCCTATCGGGTGGCGGCGGCAACCTGACGTTCCAGTACTCCTTCACGATGGACGCTGCCGGGA